GGTCAACTGTTGAATTTGAAGTATTGTTTGTTGTGTTTGTTGCGTTACTTGTAACATCAGTTGTGGAAGTATTAGTTGTTGTAACTGTTGATGTTGAAGTATTTGTGTTGGTATTATCTACGGCAAAAGCATCTGCGCTAAAATAAAATAGTGAAAATATTAATACAAGCCATACCCACGCCATTTTTTCCTGTGGGTTCATTTTACACTACCTTTCCAATCTGCACCAACTTTACGATGCCCTTTCCAAGCAACGAATCCACCTAATACTAATGCATAGTATGCTAAGTAGTTGATTGTTCTAAAACCATTAACTTCAATGTTGATGTCTCTAAACGTTTTATCAGCAACCGATTGGGTCATTACTTTTCCTGTTCTTTTTTTATCCAACTTTAATAACACTGTGTATTTGTATACATAGTCGTGAATTAATCCACCAATTAATAATACACCCATAGGACTCAACCATGTACGTAAGAACTTAGGAACAGATGCACCATCAAATACAAATCCTTTAGGGATTACATAATCTTCACCATCGATATTGAAGTGAAAATCTTTAACGATTTCCCAAGTACGAGTCACCATTAACCAAGTCCACACTCCACCCCAGAACCCCTTTCCTTTGGTTGGAATACTGATAGGTTTCATGTGTGGCATACCTTCGGTTTGAAATTGTAAACCTGTTGATACGTCTTTGTCAAATAAATTAATAATTGCAGATACGACGATTATTACTGCCACTAAAGTGAACTGCCACCAATCTGTTAGAAATTGAATTACATTTTCCATCACATTCTCTCCATATTACTCATACAATTACCATTCCCCATTGAATGGTATCCTTTTTCACATTTCTTTGTATTACTCATCATTAAAATCAATACGGCAAGAGCAAATACTACCGTCATCATTATTGCTACACCTTTCATACTAATTCCTCTTAACTGCACCAGTACCAAAGTAGAAACCGAGTACATTTAATATAGCATACGGTAACCACTCTGGAGTTACTACACCAGCTAATTGTTTCCATACAGGTTCTACCCAAGTAAAGTCCAAGAACCACAATTTAAAACCGTGTACTTCGTCTGTTAAAACATTAGTTGGTTGATCGAATAATACTGGAGCAACTAGAATAAATATCGCCATACCCATTAAGGACATTACAATAAACTTTCTTGCCCAGTTGGCACTTGGAGTGTTTAATTTTCTAGCTGACTTACGAGATGATTCTTCCTTTTGTAGAAGTTTCAAAGTCATCATATCTTTGTCACGAGCATCTTGTCGTGCGTCTGCTTTCATTTTCATAAATCCACCAAGGATGGTGGATGCGAGCATTGATATAACTTCTAGTGGTATTCCAAACATAAGGTATTCTCCTGTAACTATATTTATAAAAAACTTTACTTTCATCAAGTTTTATAGTATAATAGATGTATATTAACTAAAAAGGAGTATCAACTATGATGCCATCTAACCCAGCAGACTTAAAGAAAATTGACGTAGCACTACAGCAGATTTCAGATTCCAAAACTAGAATTGAGGCGGAGCAAGACCACATCAAAGAAGTGGTTGAAACTATCCATAACGATTTTGGTTTAGAGAAGAAACTTATTAGGCAACTTGCTAAAGTATGGCACATGAGAAACTATGCAGAGGAAGTAACACAACAAGAAGATTTCCAAGAAGCATATGAGGCATTAACCTCTGTTAATAACAAATTAGAAACCTTATAATTTACCTGGGATTAAATAGTCAAATAGTTGCCCACGGTTCTTCTTTTAGGGTATAATACGTAGTATATTAAATAATAAAAGGAGTTAAAAAGATATGTCTAAAAATACTATGAAAGTAACATTAGCAACTAACGGTGATATTAAATTTGGTAAGAACGACGGTGGTAACGTTGTTACGTTTAAAGATAAAGTCCTTGCGACAGGGTACTTTGATTTTTATGCTGACGGTTGGTATTTGTCTGCTAAAAACGTTGAAACATTCTTTAGTGGTACAGCACAAGACGTTGCTGACTTATTTGCAGGAGCAAAATAATATGACTCAGATATCTGATTGGGAAATTGAAATAGACGAATATATTAAAGAAATCAGCGACTTGAAGTTTAGTGCGAAGTTACAATTCCGGAATTTCATGACTGCACTTAAGATGGATGCCATTTCTTTGGGCAAATTAAATGAAATGAAAAAGGAATTTGATAGGAAATCAAGTAGAGTAGATGAGATGTACGATGACGTAATAGAGATATATGAAATCGTATTTGGTGTGGGTCAAGCAGACTACTACACCCATGGAAACTTAGTCGAAGAACTTAGAAAAATAAAAGGAATTTCATTATGAAAATAATTAATAATAAAACTGAAAGAGATACGTACTTAAGAACTAAGAACCGTTTCTATCAAGCAGGATGGTTAGATGCTGAACGCAATGAACCTGCCCAAGCATCTACTCGAGCACAAGACGAACCTATGTATGCTGAATATCTAGCAGGATATAACAATTCTATGGATAATTCATTCTCTATCAGTAACGCATAATGTTAAAACTTATTAGAGATGGATACGTAAATAATATTGAGGATGAACGTATCTGTATCCTTGGACCAGAGACTCCTGAGTATCGTGAGTTCCTAATTGAAAAGTTATATGAAGAGATTAGAGAATTAGAAGAATCTGATTTTAAAGACGTTATGGAATATGCTGATGTGTATGAAGTGTTCCAATCACTATTGCGGATTAATGGTATTACGGAGGAAGAAGTAATTAAAGCAAAGGTAACAAAACATGCTCTTCTTGGTGGGTTTAATGACGGAATTATTTTATCATATTAAGTCAAATATCGCTTTACTTTTGAGTCAAAGTAGGGTATAATACGTAGTATATGAGAAATAAAATTGAAAGCATTAAAAAGCAAGTATTGAATATTCCTCTTACTATCGAAGAATTTGCTTCAGTAGTAAGAAGTGAGGTTGACGATTTAGGGGTTGAAGTTTCAATACAATATGTAAATGATTTTCCTAAAGGCACAATGAGTGTTAATGGTTATTTCAATTCGTATGATTGGGGATATAAACAAAACATCGAATTTATATTAATTACTTCTGATGAAGAAGATACCATTAATATAAATATTGATAATTGGAACTTCTTGGCACATCAAATGATACAAACCCTTGAACATGAAATTATCCATAGAGAACAAATCGAAAGTCGTGGAGGATTTGTAGTTCTTCCTAAGTATATTGAAGGAATGACTGCTGAACAAAAACGGATTGTTTACCTAAGCGACCCAGACGAAATCGATGCATATGCTAATGATATTGCCTTGGACTTATTAGAAACATACACAACTTATGGTGCAGCCTTAGTATTAACAAACTACTCTTCAGTAACAGAAGAAGATTCTCCTATACTATACGAATATGTAGAATTATTTGGAGCAGACAGTGACACAGTAAAGTCTATTATTAAGAAAGCATTAAAGAGAGTAACAACATGAATGAAAATCAAAAAGCAAAATTAATCAGTCAATGTGTGGCCATGTCACCGTGTCCAAACCCAGACAACCATCAAATGAATGATGATAATACTGGATGTAAGATATGTAAATTGACTATCGAAGAACTACAAATGTGGGACAGATATACTGACGAAGAACGTGAAGTAATCTGTAATGAAATATTAGAACGATAACAAAGGGGAATATTATATAATGGCAGTTAGCAAACAGCAAGAGTTTCAAATATTAATAGAAAGTATAGTCAAAGACGGATTGTCTTCTTATATTGACGTAATTGGTGAGTATATGGAAGAGAATGAAGTTACAGAAAAACAAATGATTAAACTCATTAGTCCTATACTAAAAGAAAAGATTAGAATTGAAGCAATAGAAAAACGATTAATCTTCCCACCAGAAGGTGAAGTGAGCACACTGCCATTGTGACCGGATTAGATGCATATAAATTATATGTTTCTATCAAACAGCATTTTAATATAAGTTCAAACTACAACTACACAACATATAACGGTGCTACTAGAAATGTGAACGAAAGCACGTATAATAGAAGAAAGGATAAGTTCTACTTTGAGGCCATTGGCAGGAAGAAGAAGGGTGATTTGTTACAATTCTATGTTGCTAATTTTGTAGTTGGTGATGGTCAATGGATTGGTGATATGTATAACCAAGAATCAGAAAGTGTGTTCTTTGGTTGGAAACGTATCATTGAATCTCTAACATACCTATTCACCGAAGACCTTAAACTCATTAAAGAATTCTTAGACGAAAGGGAAATGACTTTTGACGAACTGTTCACTATCACGGATGGAGGGCATCCTATTATTTTTAGGTTTGTTGAACAAAAAATGATTAAGGTAGAAACATATATTATAATGGATTCTGTATTACGTTTCAGCAATAAGTTTAAAACTACTATTGAAGACGAATTTGTATATCCTGTAGTTCAATATAAGTTTGATAGATATGCTGAGTTTATGAATTTTGATACTACTAAGTTTGGCAAAATAATGAAGAAAATATTTACATAAAAACTTGACTTTTAACAATAAATGGGGTATAATAGAAGTATGGAACCAAAAATACATAGCAACGAAGAGTGTGGGATTAAATGTGAGGCACTCAAAACAATTTTAACTCAAATTCAGCAGAATGCTGCGATGGATAACAACTATTCAATCCGTCACCTTGCTGAATCTGGGTTAGATTTAATCAGAGATTTGAAAAATGAAATTGATGATTAATAGTAAGTATAAATAGATTATAATATAATAATACACGTAGGAGTATATGATGAGTGAAGAAGTAAATATCCAAAACACAGTGAAGATTGACGGTAAAGATTACGATGTAGCAACACTGCCTGATGTAGCAAAGATCGCTATTGAACATTTAGTAGCAATTGACAAAGAAGTACAACGACTAGAAATGGCACGTGCTGGGTTTGCACAGGCAATTAAGTCTATTATGGATAGTGATGAAGCACCTGAACCAATCGGTGGAACAGAAACAACAGAAGAATTCGTACCAGAAGACGCATAAAACAAAACTAGAGGGTTGTGGAATACCTCTATAAAAACATTCCGTAAAACAATCAACAGGTAATTATACCTCAAATCAAATAGGAGAAGTAATATGGGTTTCTCAGCCTTAAAGAAAAGAAGTAAGTCAACGAAGAATGTATCAGAGATGATGGAAAAATTGAACAAAGCATCAGGTGCTGGTTCAAATTCATACATAGATGATAGATATTGGAAATTGGAAAGAGATAAGACGGGTAATGGTTATGCTATCATTCGTTTCTTAGACGCACCAGACGGTGAAGACTTTCCATTCGTCAAAATGTACACACATGGTTTTAAAGGACAAGGTGGTTGGTACATTGAAAACTCACTAACAACAATCAATAAACAAGACCCAGTCTCAGAAGCAAACTCTGAATTATGGAATTCAGGTATTGATTCTAATAAAGATATTGCACGTAACCGTAAACGACGTTTACAGTTTGTGTCTAATATCTACGTTGTTAAGGATGCTAAGTTCCCTGAAAATGAAGGTAAAACTTTCTTGTTTAAATACGGAAAGTCTATCTTTGATATGATTCAGGCAGCAGGTGCTCCAGAGTTTGATGATGAAACACCAGTAAACGTGTTTGACTTATTCAACGGTGCTGACTTTAAATTAAAAGCACGCAAAGCAGATGGATTTATTAAATACGATAAGTCTGGTTTCGAAGAACCTTCTCAGTGGTTATCTGGCGAAGAAGAAATGGAAACTTTATATAATGGATTGTATTCATTAGACGCAGAGATTGCGGAAGACAAGTTTAAAACTTATGATGAGTTGAAGACTAAGTTCCTACGTGTAACAGGTGGTTCTGCAGAATCTTCTAGTTTCACTGCTGAATCTGTTTCCGCAGAACCGACTCCAGTAGCAGACGTTAGTGGTCAAAAGGACGAAATTCCTTGGGACACTAATCACCCTGATACTGCAGAGTCAACGGAAGATGATACAATGAGTTACTTTGCTAAGTTAGCAGACGGTTAAGTTTAAAACCTAAACCAAAAGAAAGGGAGTCTTTATGACTCCCTTTTTTTTACACTCTATACAACACTAT